CAATTCCGCAAATCAAACCTCGGATCTGCTAAATGCGTATATATGGAAACACCCCCCTTTGGAGTCCCAAACTACTTGTATACTTTATATTTTGTTGTTATATGGGACATAACGGTTAACACCTGCGAGTAATATGTATGAGTTTAGTTGTAGAACCAGAGCTTGGGATTCCTCTTGTTTCTGACACTCCCTACCTAGATTTAAAGGCACGGGCCGAGTATGCCTGTAACACTGCCGCAAAATTGCAGGAGCATGGGTTAAAACTAGATCCCTCTAAAGAAGACAAAGACGTAGCCGCTAAATTATCTTTAGCGTATGCCGAAGACCCAGAAAAAATTTCAAAGAAGGTTACAGCCAAGAAAGCAGCAACACTTACCCCTGCATCTTTGCTTATGACAAACAGTATTCTACAGGAGTTCGGACAGTCTGTTGCCGACAGCGCTATACAGATACGGCATATGGTCACAAACAAGTTAGTGTTAGAAACAGATAACCCTGATCCACGAGTACGTATTCGTGCGCTTGAGTTGTTAGGTAAGATCTCTGATGTAGGACTTTTTGCAGAGAAGTCAGAAGTAACCATAACACATCAGTCTACGAAAGACCTGAAGGACAAATTACGCTCAAAACTAGCAAAACTTGTCAATCCTGAAGATGATAATATTGTTATAGATGGAGAAGTTATAGACATTAATTCAGAACTTGGTTTAGACAATGCCGAATAGAGCGGAGAACCTATCTGATGATTTTGAAGACTTTGATGTTGAAGCTCTATTAGCAAACTTGGATGACTATAGCCCGGATGAGTTAGCTGAGATAAATGTTCTTGTTGATGAGTTGTCAACGAGAAACCATAACGAGAAAGCGTACAACGACCTGATAGAGTTCTGTAAGCGTATGCAGCCTGACTATATAGTCGGCAAGCACCATCAGATACTTGCAGATATGCTTATGGACATAGCAGAAGGCAAGAAAGACCGTATATGTGTAAACATCCCACCACGACATGGTAAGTCCCAGTTAGTATCTATATTCTTTCCAGCGTGGTTCTTGGGGCGTAATCCCAACAAAAAGGTGATGATGGTGTCCCACACCACTGATTTGGCGGTGGATTTTGGTCGTAAAGTACGTAATCTTATTTCTACAGACGACTATAAAGCTATATTTCCTACGGTAGCCCTAGCTGTAGACTCCAAGTCTGCTGGTAGATGGAACACTAATACGGGTGGTGAATACTACGCGTGTGGTATTGGATCATCCATTGCAGGTCGTGGTGCTGACTTACTTCTTATTGATGACCCCCATTCGGAACAGGATGTTATCAACGGTAACTTTGAGGTGTTTGATAAGGCTTATGAGTGGTTCACATACGGCGCTCGTACCCGTCTGATGCCGGGTGGGCGTGTGGCAATCATACAAACCCGTTGGCATATGGATGACCTAACCGGACGTGTTGTTACGGATATGGCACAGAACGATTTGGCTGACCAATACGATATAGTTGAGTTCCCCGCTATACTTGAAGTAGCCAACAAGAAAGGCTCTGGATATACCGAGAAGCCGTTATGGCCTGAGTTCTTTGATCTTGACGCACTTATGCGAACTAAAGCATCTATGCCTTCGTTTCAGTGGAACGCACAGTACCAGCAGGAACCTACGGCGGAAGAAGCGTCTATTGTAAAACGAGAGTGGTGGCAGAAGTGGGGCGATAAAGATGCTCCTACGTGTGAATACATTATCATGTCTCTTGACGCCGCCGCAGAATCTCACAACCGCGCTGACTACACAGCACTTACTACGTGGGGTGTTTTCTTGAACGAAGATACTGGCGCTCACAACATAATACTGCTAAATAGTATTAAGAAACGTATGGAGTTTCCTGAACTGAAGGCTCTGGCTCTTGAAGAATATGAGTCATGGGAACCAGATTCTTTTATTGTTGAGAAGAAAAGTTCTGGTACAGCTCTATATCAAGAGATGCGTAGAATGGGGCTTCCAGTACAGGAGTATACTCCGCATAGAGGATCAGGGGATAAACTCGCACGATTAAACTCTGTTGCTGATATTGTAGCTTCCGAGTTAGTATGGATACCTGCTACTCGTTGGGCAGAAGAAGTTGTAGAAGAAATTGCTGGGTTTCCTTTTATGAGCCATGATGACTTGGTTGACTCCACGGTTATGGCACTTATGAGGTTTAGACAAGGTGGGTTTATACGACTACCTTCAGATGAACCAGAAGAAATGCAGTATTTTAAATCTCGGCAGAGCGGTTATTATTAGGATATATCATGGCTATTGAAAAAGCGTTAACACCTCTACCCGAAGAAAATAAAGACTCTACTGGAGAGGGTTTGGAAATTGAAATCGTAAACCCAGATATGGTTACTCTGGATGATGGTAGTGTTGAGATTACATTAATACCCGGAAAAGAAGGAAGCGATGACGATGCTTTCGATGCTAACCTAGCAGAGTCGTTAGATGAAGGGGTACTAGATGAACTCTCTGATGATTTAGTAGGAATGGTAGATGCTGACATTGATTCTCGCAAGGACTGGGCGGATACGTTCGTTAAAGGACTGGATGTCCTTGGTTTCAAATATGAGGAGCGCAGTGAGCCGTGGGAAGGCGCGTGTGGTGTATATTCTACAGTGCTTGCGGAAGCGGCTATCCGGTTTCAAGCGGAGACTATGAGTGAGACTTTCCCAGCATCAGGTCCGGTAAAGACTAAAATTATTGGGGAAGATACAAAAGAAAAAGAAGAAGCTGCTGCTCGTGTTAAAGCAGATATGAATTATGAACTAACAGAACGTATGGTTGAGTATCGTCCCGAACACGAACGCTTGCTGTACAGTTTGGGGCTTGCAGGATCTGCATTTAAGAAAGTGTACTTTGATCCTAACAAAGACCGACAGATAGCAATCTACATTCCACCTGAAGATGTTATTGTGCCTTACGGCGCGTCTCATATAGAAAGCGCTGAACGTGTTACGCATATAATGCGTAAGACCAAGAACGAATTAAAGAAACTTCAGGTAAGTGGGTTCTACAGGGATATGGAGCTTAACGAGCCACAACCGTATCATACAGATATAGAACAACGTAAAGCAGAAGAAGGTGGGTACTCTATAACAGATGATGATCGTTATGCGTTGTACGAGGTACACGCTGATCTTGTTATTGAAGGTGTAGATGATTCTGACGATGAAATTGCAAAGCCATACGTAGTTACTATTGAGCGTGGCACTAATAATGTTCTCGCGGTTCGTAGAAACTGGAACCCCGATGATCCGCTTATGCAGAAGCGCCAGCACTTTGTACATTATGTATATGTACCGGGATTTGGTTTCTACGGTCTTGGGCTTATTCATATTATTGGCGGGTATGCTCGCGCAGGTACAAGCCTCATTCGTCAGCTTGTAGACGCAGGTACTCTATCTAACCTTCCCGGTGGTATTAAGTCTCGTGGCTTACGTATTAAAGGAGATGATACACCGATAGAACCGGGTGAGTGGCGTGACGTAGATGTACCGTCAGGTAGTATCCGTGACAATATTATGCCACTTCCATACAAAGAACCATCACAGGTTCTTGTACAACTTCTTAATCAGATTACAACAGAAGGCCGTAGGCTTGGGGCTATCAGTGATATGAATATCTCTGATATGTCGGCTAATGCCCCCGTTGGTACGACATTGGCGCTACTTGAGCGAACCCTCAAGCCTATGGCCGCAGTCCAAGCCCGTGTGCATTATGCTATGAAGCAGGAGTTTAAACTCCTCAAAGCTATCATGGCTGAATATGCACCTGAACAGTATGCGTATCAACCATACAGGGGGGAGATGAACGCACGCAGGGAAGACTATGATTCTGTAGATGTAATACCTGTCAGCGATCCAAACAGTTCTACTATGGCACAACGGGTTGTACAGTATCAGGCTGTTCTGCAAATGGCACAATCTGCTCCCCAGATATACGACCTACCTCAGTTACACAGGCAGATGATAGAAGTGCTTGGAGTAAAGAACGCAGATAAACTTGTTCCTACAGACGACGATGCAACACCAGTCGATCCAGTAAGCGAAAACATGGCTGCACTTGTAGGCAAACCCATGAAAGCGTTTTTGTATCAGGATCACGATGCTCATATCGCTACACATATGGCGTTTATGCAAGATCCTATGGTTGCTCAGTCAATTGGTCAAAACCCTCAAGCACAACAGATTATGGCGTCTTTACAGGCTCACATAGCAGAACATCTAGGGTTTAGTTACCGTAAACAAATTGAAGAACGCTTGGGTGTGCCACTTCCACCCCCTGACCAGCCACTGTCTGAAGAAGTTGAAGTTGAACTTGCCAGACTTGTTGCAGACGCAGGTAAACAACTTACACAAGCACATCAACAACAGGCCGCTCAACAACAAGCACAAGAACAGGCTCAAGACCCAGTTCTTCAGTTACGACGGGAAGAAGTTGCTGTTAAGCAAGCAGAAGTACAACGCAAGGCACAGAAGGATCAAGCTGATGTTGTTCTAGAGCAAGCTGATCTACAACGTAAAGCTCAGAAAGATTTAGCAGATGCAGCTATAAATGCCCAACGAGTAGAGAACGAACAGACAAATATAGTTGTAGGCGCACAAAAAACTAAAGCGGGAATTGATGCTGACGTTAAACGTGAAGCTGACAAATTAGATCTTGATATATTCAAGGCTGTAACTGAATCTAATAAGAACCAACCCTCTTAAAAAGGAGCAACATAATCTATGGCAAAAACCGTCTTTGACGTGCTTAAAGAACGTATCGAGGAACAACGTTCCTCTGCAATAACTTTCCTAGCAAATGGTAGTCCAAAAGACTTTCCTGAGTATAGGGAATTATGTGGTGTTATCCGAGGTCTAGACGCCGCACTCTCACATATTGAAGACCTCTCGCGCAACTTTTTGGAAGAAGATAATGACTAAAACAGCAGTACAATCTATTGCTAGCGAAGAAGATTTTGATGCTCAACTACCTATACCGGCTGGGTACAGATTGCTAGTAGCGCTACCAGATATTGAAGATACCTATCAGGGTACTTCGCTCCTTAAAACAGATGTAGAGAAGCACCGCGAATATATTCTCTCTATTATGGGAGTCGTCATAGATATGGGTAGTGGCGCATATACTGACAAAGAGCGATTTCCTAGTGGTCCTTGGTGTAAAGTAGGGGACTACGTTATGTTCCGTATGAATACAGGCACTCGCTTTAAGGTTAATGGTAAAGAGTTTCGATTAATGAACGACGATTCCATTGAGGCAGTTATTCCTGATCCTCGTGGTATTTGCAATGTATAGGAGATAAGATATGCCTTTTGAGAAAGTTGAATTTAGTTTTCCTGATCCCGATAATGAAGAAGAGTCACCAGATATAGAAGTTAAACCTTCTAGCGCTGTAAAAATGGTAACCCCTAGTAAGGGGTCAGCAAAATCTGACGATACTGATTTTGAAGTTGAAGTTGTTGATGATACTCCTAAAGCGGATAGAGGACGTAAAGTTTCTGATCCTCCTGACGAAGTTACTGATGAAGAACTTGAAGATTATTCTGATAAAGTTCGTAACAGAATCAAACACTTTAGTAAGGGGTATCATGATGAACGCCGCGCAAAAGAAACAGCTTTTCGTGAGCGAGAAGAACTTGAACGATATACTCAACAGTTAATAGAAGAGAACAAAGGGTTAAAAAGTTCACAAACTAAAAACCAAACTGTTCTTTTAGATCAAGCGAAGCGTAGCGCCGGTTCTGAATTAGAAATAGCTAAACGTGAGTTTAAAGAAGCACACGAAGCAGGTGATACAGACGCACTGGTAGAAGCGCAAGAAAAGTTAACAACTGCTAAGATTAAAGCTGATCGCCTAAGTAATATTCAACTACCTTCTTTACAGGAACAAGAAACTGCTGTAGAAGAAGTTAGTACGCAACCTGCCCCAGTGCCGGTTGATAAGCGTGCTAACGAGTGGGCCGAGGATAATCCTTGGTTTGGTTCAGACGATGAAATGACAAGTTACGTACTGGGACTGCACAATAAACTTGCCAAACAAGGTATGGACCTGCAAAGTGATGAATACTACGAGACTATTAATGCTCGTATGCGTAAAGTATTCCCAGAGGAATTTGAGGATACTGAAGAAGAAAAGGTAACACCAAAACGTCAGGCGAATGTGGTTGCACCCGCTACGCGGAGTACTTCTCCTAAAAAGATTGTACTAACGCAAACACAAGTAAACCTAGCGAAACGTTTAGGAGTTTCCCTTGAAGACTACGCCAAACAGGTTGCAATTGAAATGAGGAAAGACGCAAATGGCTGATAACAGAATTAACCGTGAGCAAACGACTAGAGAAAAAACGACCCGTAAACGAGCTTGGCAGCGCCCCGAGGTGCTTCCCTCACCTACTCCCGAGCCGGGTTATGAATTTCATTGGATTCGTGTAGCTACACTAGGTCAGATTGATGCCACTAATGTTTCCTCAAAACTACGTGAAGGTTGGGAGCCGGTTAAGGCAACAGACCATCCAGAGATTACGCTAGTTACTATCGAACAAGAAAGGTTCGCTGATAATGTTGTAATCGGAGGGTTAATGCTTTGCAAAGCTCCAAAAGAATTAGTTGAAGAGCGTACCGATTACTTTACTAAACAAAGTAGAGCGCAGATTTCTTCAGTCGATAACAACCTGATGCGAGAAAACGATCCTCGGATGCCGCTCTTTAATGATCGGAAGTCGAAGGTCACTTTTGGTAATGGAACTTAATTTTTGACTCGGGAGTTATAAGCAATGGCTTATCCTACTATTGATGCCCCTTATGGGCTAATACCCGTCGGTTTGATTGGTGGTCGTGTGTTCGCAGGTGCTACTCGACAAATGAAGATAGCTAGTAATTACGGCACAGCTATTGGAAAAGGCGACCTGATAAAACGTGTAAACGACGGAACTATTGAGCGTGACGGAAGTACTACCGCTTTCCCAGCTACTGGGACACTAGGTGTTTTTATGGGTTGCAGTTATACAGACCCGAACACTAGTCAACCAACATTTAGCAACTCATATCCCGGCAGCATTGTTGCTAGTGATATTAGTGCGTTTGTTGTTGACGATCCTGACGTTGTATTAAAAGCCGCTATATGTTCTTCAGGTACAACAATGGCAACATTAGGAAGAACTGTTATTGGTAACAAGGCTTCAATCATTAGCAATACATTAAATACTGCTAATGGACGGTCTAAGTTAGCTATCAATAATAGTGTTGCTACAACTTCGACACTACCATTCCAGATAATTGATGTGGTTGACAGCACTGCTACAGGTAGCGATACCTTCCAAGAAGTGCTTGTTATCTTCAGCCCACATACTGACAATGGTAGTAACGTGTTCATCGGTGGACACGCTTATCGTAACCCTGTTGGATTGTAGGAGGTATAGACAATGGCTATTTCACGCGCCCAACTACTAAAAGAACTTCTTCCCGGCCTTAATGCTCTGTTTGGTATGGAGTATGCTAAGTACGGTGAAGAGCATAAGGAGATATTCGAATCAGAGTCTTCTGACCGTTCTTTTGAAGAAGAAACGAAACTTTCCGGTTTTTCTGCCGCACCAGTCAAAGACGAAGGCTCTGCCATCGAATATGACAACGCACAGGAAGCATGGACGGCTCGTTACCAACATGAAACCGTTGCAATGGGCTTCTCAGTTACTGAAGAAGCAGTTGAAGATAACTTGTATGACTCTCTGTCTGCTCGTTATACTAAAGCTCTTGCCCGCGCTATGGCTTACACGAAGCAAGTTAAAGGGGCGGCTATTCTTAACGATGCCTTCTCAACAACTTATGGTGATGGTGTAGCACTTTGCTCCACTTCTCACCCACTTGTTTCAGGTGGTACTAACTCAAACACACCTGCTACTGCTGCTGATCTTAACGAGACTTCTCTTGAAGCCGCCGTTATCCAGATCGGTGGTTGGACAGATGAACGTGGGTTGCTCATTGCCGCTCGTCCTAGAAAACTTGTTATTCCATCCGCCCTGCAATTCGTTGCTACGCGGCTGTTAGAAACTGAAGGACGTGTAAACACAGCAGATAATGATCTTAATGCTCTCAAGAATAACGGTGCTATTCCTGAAGGTTATGCGATCAACCATTATCTGACGGATACAGACGCTTGGTTCCTTATGACTGACGTACCAAATGGCTTGAAGCACTTCACTCGTACTCCAATGCAGACATCTATGGATGCTGACTTTGATACGGGTAATAGTCGCTACAAGGCACGGGAACGTTATTCGTTTGGTGTCTCTGATCCTCTTGGGATCTTTGGTTCCCCCGGAGCCTAAGTTAAATATTAAGAGGGGGGTACTTGCTACCCCCCTTTTTTTATTGTATAACAACTTACCCCTGACAGTCGCGTTGTGCGGCTGACACTAGCCAAGACAGGAGATACACATGGCTAATACTACGTTTAACGGTCCCGTCCGTTCACAAAACGGCTTCCAACAAATTACAACAAATGCTACTACTGGAACTGTAACGCAGAAGCAGTTTGAACTTCAAACGGTTGCAACTTCTGGAATCAACAATGTTGTTGATACAAACGGTTTTTCAGGAACAGCTACGGCTGCTGGAGCAAACAATGCTAGTTTGGATACTGGTGCTACCATTTTTGGAATTACCCCTAACGCTCATGGCTCTGGTATTCCAGATGCTTCCATTAATACTTTTGTGAATAAAGTTGGCGGCACTATTGTAACCTCTATTCTTATTGACCTTCAGGGCGGCTTTGATGGTTCTGCAACGGGTGATAGAATTATTGGTAATGGCACGGATGCAAATGCTTACATTGCAGAGCTGACGAAAGAAGTTAATGGTAT